CAACAGACCTTAAAACATCTACACGCATTACTCATGTTGTCCGTATGGATAAAAATGAGATTAGAAAGTTACAATTGCAGGGGTTTTACAAAGATATAGATTTACCCTCATCTGATAGCGGAGGATCAAACTATGATGAGGTCAAGGAAACAATTGATGACATACAAGGCGTAGAAAAAGGTTCTAGTTACAACGAAGAGTTAACATTATATGAAGTTCACACAGATTTAGATTTAATTGGCTTTGAAGATATTGGCCAAGATGGAGAACCCACTGGATTAAAGATGCCCTATGTCGTTACCATAGTGGAGAAATCTGGTGAAATATTATCAATCAAAAGGAATTTCAATGAAGGTGATCCGTTCCGTAGGAAGATCCCTTATTTTGTTCATTATAAGTTCTTACCTGGTCTTGGCTTTTATGGCTTTGGCCTTACTCATATGATAGGTGGACTTTCAAGAGCATCAACATCAATTCTAAGACAACTAATTGACGCAGGCACATTATCTAACTTGCCTGCAGGATTTAAAGCAAGAGGTGCAAGGATTAGAGATGATGAGTCTCCGCTAAATCCTGGCGAGTTCAGAGATGTAGATATGGTTGGTATGGATTTGCGTCAAGCGATTATGCCATTACCATTTAAGGAGCCATCTCAAACCTTGTATTCACTACTTGGTACTTTAATAGACTCTGGTAGACGCTTTGCATCTATGGCTGACATGAAAGTTGGTGAGATGCAAGGCAATGCACCAGTTGGCACAACAATGGCTATTATGGAACGTGGCACAAAAGTCATGTCTGCAATACACAAGCGTTTGCATTATTCACAAAAGATAGAGTTTAAATTATTAGCTCGTATATTTGCTATGGATGTGCCTATGTATCCATATCAAGTACCTGGAGCACCGCCTGAGATCAAACAAACAGATTTTGATGATAGAATAGATATATTACCAGTTTCTGATCCTAATATTTTTTCTATGTCACAACGCATTGCTTTGGCACAAACACAACTGCAACTAGCACAAAGTAATCCTGATATTCATGGTCCCAATGGAATGTATCAAGCATACAGAAAAATGTATGAGGCTTTAGGTGTCAATAATATTGATGCTGTTTTGCAACCACCTCCTCAACCTATGCCTATGAATCCTGCCAAAGAAAATCAAGAAGCTTTAAAAGGTGCTATGTTAACTGCTTTTCCAGAGCAAAATCATCAAGCTCATATAACTGCACACTTAGCTATGATGAGCACACCTGTTGCACAAGCTAATGCTGCTATACTTATGACACTACAGGGGCATATATCTGAGCACATAGCTTTAATGGCTGATTTACAAGCACAACAAGAGGTTATGGCAACAATACCACCAGAACAACAAATGATTATGCAGCAAGATCCAAATGCTATGAAGGCAATGCAAGATCAAGTAGCGTCACGCAGTGCAGAGTTAGCATCTGAAATACAAGAACAATATGCACAAGCGTTAACACCGCCACCAAATGAGGATCCTCTTGTAACAATTAGAAAGCAAGAATTAGCATTAAGAGGTCAAGAAATAGCACAAAAGCAAGATCAATTTGATCAAAAGCAAACATTTGATAAAGAAAAAGAAAGAAATGATGTGTTACTTGACCAGCAAAGACTAGATCAACAAGAAGATTTAGCTAATCAAAGAGATCAAACAACCAGAGATATTGCTGCAATGAAAGCTATGAAAGGATAAATTATGGTTAGTTCAATAAGAGAAAAAATTTGGGAAGTTGAAAAAGAAAAGAAAAGACAAAGAAGACTTGCAAAAGAAGGAGTAGTAAATGCCGTTGAAGAAAGGATCGAGCCAGAAAACAATAAGCAAGAACATTCGCAAGTTGAAGAAAGAGAAGTACCCACAGAAACAAGCAGTAGCGATAGCGTTGTCGAAAGCGGGGAAATCAAAGCCAAAATTAGCAAGCCGAAAAAAAAATCAAAAAAATCCACAAAAAAAGAGTAGTGGAGGCGTGATTAAAAAATTTTCACCGATAGCCAGGCCACAAAGGTTTCAGGGCGTATTTTAATGGAGTCATGCGATAGATCCAGTAACAATATCAATAGCTATGGGAGTAGCCTCAAAAGCATTTACGGCAATAAAACAGGGTTTTTCGGTAGGTCGTGATTTGGAACAAATGTCTGGAGATATCGGACGCTGGATGGGAGCTGTATCTGATGTTGATAACGCTGAAAAACAAGCAAAAAATCCTCCCCTGTTTGGCAAGTTGTTTAAGGCTGGATCAATTGAGGAGGCAGCTCTCTCTGCTTATGCAGCCAAGAAGAAACTTGAGGAACAAAGGTACGAACTCAAGATGTTTCTGAACATGACTTATGGGCCACAAGCTTATGACGACCTTTTAAAAATGGAAGGTCAAATACGCAAAGAAAGACAACAAACAATTTATAAACAACAACAGTTAAGAAGACAAATAGGTGAAGCAGTTACCTGGTTTATAGTTGCTTGTATTGTAGGTGGATTTGTTGTTTTAGTTGCTGGTATATGGATTAAAGAATCGAGAGCAAGTAATTACATACACATGACAGAGGGCTATATTTATAAACCTAAAGACTATACAAAACGACAAAAAATATGGCAGGGTAAAATCAAAAAAAAAAATATACTACTTGTAGACTTGCAAAAAGAATTAAATCAAAAACTGGTATGATGGCTTGTATTTATAAAGGCGGAAATGAAACTTACGAAATGATGATAGAGAGTTGGTGTCCTAAAAAATTTAAATGTGTTTACAATCCTTGGCAAAAAGAGCCAAATATTGATGATGTAATAAATTCTTTAAATAGTGCAGTTAAATAAAAATGACAGAAGAAAAGAAAAAACCGATAAACGTAAAAATTGATGAGAATAGTTTTGAACTATCTTTGAGGATATTAAGCAATGAATTTGTAGCAATAAAGATTGGTTCTACAAATTTTTCTGGTAAGCTAATAGCAGGTGGTATTTTATTATTATTCTTTACCCTTATTCTTTTAGAAGGTTTCGGTTTAAATGAGTTGTTAATGAAATGAATGTAGAGACGTTTTTGAAATGGAAGATCCTTCCTAGACTGATGATGCTTGTAAGTACGATTATGTCGTGGAGATGTGCAGAATGGTTCATGCAACTCGATTCCCCAACTGCCAGTCAATCAGCGTTCGTATCAGTTGTCATGGGCGTTATGACAGGCGTTTTTGGTATATGGATGGGTCACGAACATAAGGGAGATAATTTTAACAACAACACAAAAGAAAAAAATTAAATTTAATTTTAGGAGATTAAAATGCCTCATTATACAAAACCTTTAAAAAAAGTTATAGGTGGATTAAGAAAAGCGTCTAAGCTACATGCGAAGCAGGCGAAAGTTTTGACAAAAATAAAAAAAGATCAAAGCAAAAGATATAAAAATGGCAAAAACAAAAAAAGATCCTAAAGTTGGAACTGGAAAAAAACCAAAAGGTTCTGGTAGACGTTTATACACTGACGAAAACCCTAAAGATACAGTTAGAATTAAATTTGCTACTCCAGCAGATGCTAGAGCGACAGTCTCAAAAGTTAAAAGAATTAACAAGCCTTATGCAAGAAAGATCCAAATACTAACAGTAATGGAACAAAGGGCAAAAGTAATGAAAAAAACAGAGGTTGTAAAAATAGCAAAATCTGCTAAAGAGTCATTGAAACGTGCAAGAAAAAAATGACTGTATTTATGCTTATGTGCTATTTAAATGATAATTTTAATGGCGGTATTTATTTTAAAAATATAAATGATTGTTTGTATTATTCTGAAAGATTAAGTAGGCAAAAAATAGAAGTTCCGATTAAAGTTGAAAATTATGAGTGTATGTGTAAACTCATACCAAGTCTTGATGATAAAAAAGTTAAGGTTTATTAGGAGGTAGCAATGTTACAAGCTTTAATAGGTCCAGTCACTGGACTACTAGACAAATTTATTCCAGACGCAGATCAGAAGGCGAAGCTCGCCCACGAGATAGCCACGATGTCTGAAAAACATGCCCAGGAGGCACTGCTTGCTCAGTTAGAGATTAACAAAGCAGAGGCAGCAAGTGGCTCTATATTTAAGGGCGGCTGGCGACCCGCTGTTGGGTGGGTCTGTGCGATTGCTTTTGCTTATCATTTTATCGTAAAAGATCTAATTATATTTGGTGCAAGTTTTGCTGGTGCAGAACTACCAGAACTTCCTGAATTTGATATGGGTACACTTTTAACTGTTCTCGGCGGAATGCTTGGCATCGGAGGACTTAGGACATATGAAAAGCAGAAAGGACTAACCAAATGACATATGATGAACTTTGGATACTTGCTATGAAAAGTATGTTAGATCATGAAGGAAAACCTAGACTTTGAATGAAAAAGAAAAATCAGTTAAAATTTGTTGGATTCATAAAATTGCCATGAAAGAAATAGTGCATGAAGAACCAATACCGACTGTAGGAATGTATAAATTTAAAGAATATAAATGTCCTATGTGTGCTAATTTATATCAAGAAGAAGATTTATAAAATGGATGGAATTAAATTAGCGGAATATTTATTAAAGAACATTCGCAAAAGACAAGAAGAATTAACACAGTCTTTAGCAGATGGCTCGATAGACTCAATAGAGGACTATCGGTTTATTACAGGTCAGATACGAGGCATGACTTGGGTAATAGAAGAAATAAGAACCTCGATGAAAGGCATTGAAGATGACTAAAAAACTTTATGTGCCCAATAGGATTTTGGCACAAAAAAATATAAATCCAACACCTTCTCCAATCACTAAAGCATTTAAGGAAGAGACAAGTAAAAATGAAAACGACCCCTCTAAATTAGATGAATCAACTTTGGACAGATTACCACAGCCAACTGGTTACAGACTTTTAGTAATACCCTACTACCCTAAAGAAAAAACTAAGGGTGGAGTGTTTATTCCTGACGCTACGAGAGAGCGTGAAAGTTTTGCAACAGTAGTAGCATATGTAGTTAAGTTAGGGCCTGACGCATATTTGGATTCTGAAAAATTCCCAAATGGACCATACTGTTCTGAGAAAGAATGGGTACTTATGGGTAGATATGCTGGAAATAGGTTCAAAGTGGAGGGTCTTGAGTTAAGACTTATAAATGATGATAATATTATTGCGAAAATACTTGATCCAACAGATATTTCGTATGTATAATGGAGAGCATGATGGATAACATACAAGAACAAGTAAAAGAAGAAAATCCTGTCGAAGAAAATGTCTTAGTTGATATTGAGGATGGTGATCAAAAAAATATAGATACTAAACCAGTCGTTGAAAAAGAAGAAGAGCGAACAAATGTTCGCACTGAACAATCTGATGACGAGCTTGATGAGTATTCTGAAAATGTACAAAAGCGTATAAATCAACTTACAGCTAAAAGAAAACAAGCTTTAGAGGAAGCTGATGCTGCTTATCGATATGCTGAAGAACAGAAAAAACAAAATGAAGAACTTCAGAAAAAACTTGAACAACTTAATACTGGATATACTTCTGAGTTTGGTAACAGGATTGAAGCACAATCTGAACAAGCAAAAAAACTTTATAAGGAGGCTTTTGATGCTGGAGATGCTGAAAAAATGTCTGAGGCAACTAAGCTCATGGGTAAACTCGCTATTGAGGATGAAAGACTCAGACTACAAAAACTTAGAACCGAAAATGCAGGAGCTGAAAAAAATGAGGGACAACCTCAAAACTCGCAGAGGCAGGCCCCGCAAAATCAAGAAGTAGATCCAAAACTACAATCATGGTTAGATAAAAATACTTGGTTCGCTAAAGATATGGTTATGACTAGAGGTGCTCAAGCTTTACATGAAATAGTAGTAGGTGAGGGTTTTGACCCATCAACAGACGACTATTACAATGAAATAGATAAAAGACTTAGAGTTGAGTTTCCGCAAAAATTTCAGAGTGACAGAAAAGTCGCCCAAACTGTCGCACCTGCAAACGGCAAAGCCGTTACTAGTGGGCGGAAAAAGCAAATTGAACTTACCCCTGGACAGGTTGCATTTGCTAAAAAAATGAGAATACCTTTAGAGCAATATGCAAAAGAGGTATCTAAAATCGAAACCAGGAAAGGAGCTTAATATGGTGGATAGAACCAGTCGAGAGTCTGCAACTCGTGAAAAACAGGAAAGAAAAAAAGGTTGGACACCGCCAAATCAATTAGATGCTCCACCAGCACCTATAGGTTATAAGCATAGGTGGATTAGAGAACGAGTTATGGACTATGATGATAAAGCTAATGTTCATAAGCGGCAAAGAGAGGGATATGAACTTGTGCGTGCAGAGGACTATCCAGATGCAGAATTTCCCGTGATTGATGAAGGCAAAAATGCTGGAGTAATTGGTCAAGGAGGACTTTTATTAGCACGGATTCCTGAAGAAATAGTAGAAGAAAGAAATGCTTACTTTAGGAATAAGACAGATACCCAGATGGAGGCTGTTGATAGAGATTTAATGAAAGAGTCAAATCCTGCAATGCCAATATCAAAGGAAAGAAAGTCTCAAGTGCACTTTGGTGGCAAGAGACAAAGTTAATAAAATTCTTACTTAGGAGAGTAAAATGGCAAATCAAGATGCTGCTTTCGGTATGAGACCAATCAGAATGATAGGTGGTGCACCTTGGACTGGTGGTCAAAGCCGATATAGAATTGCTGCCAATTACGGGACTAGTATTTTTCAGGGCGACATGGTTGCTCAAGTAACTGGAGGCGGTATTGAAGTACACGCTGATGGTGGTACAGTACCTATAGTTGGAGTGTTCAATGGTTGTAGGTTTACCGACCCAACCACGAAGAAGGAAACTTTTTCAAACTTTTATCCTGCAAGTACAAATGCTTCAGACATTGAGGCTTTCATTATAGATGACCCAAATGTTATCTTTGAAATTCAATGTAATGCTGCATTTCCAATTGCAGATTTATTTGGTAACTTTGACATTGTTTATACAAGTGCAGGGTCTACTGTAACAGGTATTTCTGGTGCTGAGTTAAATGTTAGCGATGGTGCAACCACGCAAAACTTATCAGTGAAAGCAATTGATATATCTCAAGATCCAGAAAATAACGATGTTTCATCAGATGCGACTAACGTCTATGTTGTGATTCAAAACCACATCTTTGGACAGAAGTCTGCTGGATTAGCGTAAGGGAGATTAGATTATGGCTATATCACGAGCACAACTAGTTAAAGAACTAGAACCTGGTCTTAACGCTTTATTCGGCATGGAATATGATCGTTATGATCAAGAGCATACTGAAATCTTTGAAACTGAATCTTCAGATAGAGCATTTGAAGAAGAGGTCATGTTAAGTGGATTTGGTAATGCTTCAACAAAGTCAGAAGGTGCTGGAGTACAGTTTGATCAAGCAAACGAAGTCTACACTTCAAGATATACAATGGAAACTATTGCATTAGCTTTTGCATTGACAGAAGAGGCAATGGAAGACAATTTGTATGATCAACTTGGAGCTAGATATACAAGAGCGTTAGCAAGATCAATGTCTCACACAAAGCAAGTCAAAGCTGCTGCTGTGTTAAACAATGCGTTTGATTCAAGTTTTGCAGGCGGTGATGGCAAAGAGCTTTGTGCAACAGACCATCCATTAGGTGGTGGTGGTACATTTAGAAATGAACCATCAACTGCGGCAGATCTAAATGAAACATCATTAGAAAATGCTTTGATTGACATTTCACAATTTGTTGATGAAAGAAACATGATTGTTGCATTAAGAGGAATGAAGTTAATTGTTCCACCTGCATTGCAATTTGTTGCAGACAGACTGCTTGAGTCAACTCTAAGAGTTGGAACATCTGATAATGATTTAAACGCTATTAAAAACAGAGGAATGATACCAGATGGTTATACCATAAATCATTTCTTGACTGATACAGATGCGTTTTTCTTAAAAACAGATGCACCTAATGGTTTCAAATATTTTGAAAGAATACCATTAAGTACAAGCATGGAAGCTGACTTTGACACAGGTAACATGAGATATAAAGCTAGAGAGCGTTATGCCTTTGGTTTTTCAGATCCAAGATGTGTCTTTGGTTCTCCAGGAGCCGCATAAAAATATTTACATATTTTATAAGGGGTCTTTTCAGACCCCTTTTTTTTGTGTATAGTTAAATTACCTTGACGAACAATTAAGTTCGACATTGGCCAAGACAAGGAGATTAACATGGCTAATACAACTTTTTCGGGTCCAGTCCGTTCCGAGGGTGGATTCAATGTAATCAATAAAGACGGCACAAGTGGTGCTATAACAGAAACTGGTTTTTCAGTTAATTCAACTGGACAACTAATATCTATGGGTACAAGAAAAATTCAAACATTTGCAATAAGTCTTGCCGATACTAATGCAGGATCAGTTACTTACGCAGACGATGATGTTCTTGTTGAGCTCGGTGAATTAAATACTGATCATCCAGATGCTTTAGTAACTGCAAGTAAGTTTTTCATTCATAAAGTGGTTATAGGTATTACAACTGCGGCAGCAAGTGATGCACAGTCAGTAGCTAATCTACAACTAAGTGCAACATCTGGAACTGCAACTAATACTGCAATATCATCTGGAACAGAGATTGTTGGTGCAGGAGTAGCTTCTTTTAATCCAAGAATATCTGCAACAGATTCAGTAACAGAAATAGATATAGATTTAGATGCGACTGCTGGCACTTTTCATGTGTTTGAGCCAAATATAAATGCTGCTATAGCAAGTAAAAATTTGTATTTATGTGCAGGTGCTGCTTGTGATACAGCCTTAACTGCTTTCCGTGCAACTCTGGAAATTGAATATTCAGTTTATTAATAGGAGAGTAATATGGCAGACGCAGTTACCTCACAAACTTTAGTTGACGGACATCAAAATGCCGTTTTGAAATTTACTAATATTTCTGACGGAACAGGTGAAAGTGCGGTAAAAAAAGTTGATGTTTCTGCTCTAGCAACAAACGCTAGAGGAGAATCTTGCACTAGAGCCACCATTGAAAAAATTTGGTGGCAGTGTAACGGCATGAAAGTTAAAGTTTTATTTGATGCCTCAACAGACGACTTTTGCATTGAGCTGGGTGAAAACCAAAGTGGACATCACGATTATACATCTTTTGGAGGATTAACTAATCCTGCAAGTTCTGGTGTAACTGGTGATATTATGTTTACTACAGTAGGTCATTCATCAGCAGATAGCTATACTATCATTATGCAAGTTAGAAAGAGCTATGAATAATGGCAAGGAAGCCTGACAAGCAACCGCCTAAAACTAAAAAGTATTTCCGCCCCACAAAAAAGGGGGCGGGAATGACAAAAGCAGGTGTTGCAAAATATCGTAAAGATAATCCAGGCAGCAAGTTAAAAACCGCTGTTACAGGTAAAGTTAAACCTGGTAGCAAAGCAGCAAAAAGAAGAAAGTCATTTTGTGCGAGGTCGGCAGGTCAAATGAAAAAATTTCCTAAAGCGGCTAAAAATCCCAATAGTCGTTTAAGACAAGCTAGAAGAAGATGGAAGTGTTAGATGACAAGTAAAGAATTATTAAAAATGTTGGAAAAACATGAGTCAGTATGTAATGCTAGATTTGATGGCATTAACAACAAACTTAACAAACTTGATACTCGGTTATGGGGTATTTATGGAGTTATAATAGGGGTGGCAGTTCTTGAGAAGTTTTTTTAATGGTTATGGGCAGATCACAAATGTCCAGGCAGATCTCAAAACCACCACAAAAAAGGAAGTGGAGCAATGCTAGGAAAAGGAAAATCAATTGCAGAAGACCTAAAGGATTTTCTGAAAAAGCACATTGTGCCTCTAAAAAAAGGAGAAGTTTTAAGAGCAAAAGGTGAACCATTAAAAGATTGTCCACAGTGCATGAAAAGAAAATACTGGTGTACATGTTGGAAAGTATTGAAAGGAAGATATTATGCCTAAAGACGCTTGTTATCATAAAGTAAAAGCTCGCTACAGAGTTTTTCCCTCAGCTTATGCATCAGGAGCCATTGCTAAATGCCGAAAGGTAGGTGCAGCAAATTATGGAACTGGTGGCAAAAAAAAGAAAGCCAAGAAAAAAGCAGAGGGTGGCGTTATCACTATGGCTAATGGCGGTAACGTATCAAAAGGTAAAGTTAAAAGACCATCAAAAAATCCTAATATTGCAAGAGGTTGTGGTGCAGTAATGAGCAATCGAAGAAAGATTACAAAGTTTAGATAATGGCAGTCCGTAAAACAAAAGCTGGTCTTGCTCTTAAACGATGGTTTAAGGAAGATTGGAAAGATCAAAGAACTGGTAAAAAGTGTGGTAGACAAAAGGGTGAAAAACGTGGAACTCCTTATTGCAGACCAACTAAACGTATTTCATCGAAGACACCAAAAACTGCATCAGAAATGTCTGCATCAGAAAAAAGAAAACGTATTTCACAGAAAAAAAGATTAGGTCAACCAGCGGGTAAGCCAAGAAGAGTTCAAGCTGCGAGAAGAAAAAAGAAATGAACATAGAACATAAAATTTGTCAAGAAATACGTCAATGGTCCAAGCATGCTTTAGAAATACCTAATGAAAATTATAATAATTTACCATCTTGCCCTTATGCTAAAAGTGCCTGGAAAAATAAAAAAGTAGGTTTTGCTCTTAAAACCACAGAAAGTTACGACATAGTTTATTCTCTAATTAATAAATTTCATGACTCAAAAGATTTAATAATTGTAATTGATTTGTGTTTTGAAAATAATGATGTTTTTCATAATAATTTAACAAATTTAAATGAATTAATACATCAAAATAAATTTAACCAAAGAGATATTTGGTTGATGGGATTCCACCCTGATGATGACGTAAATGAGCTTATAGATGATGGTTCTTTTGAGGAAGTTGTCAGTGAGGAATATTCTTTAATATTCGTACAAAGACTAAGTAAGCTTCAAAAAAGTGCAAATAAATTGAAGAAACTTGGATATTATGATAATTATTATGATAAGTACAATGTTGAAGACATTTATAAGCAACGTGAAAACTACTATAGGAGACTAAAATGGCAATGAGTCCAAGAAAAATGATGGCTATGTCAAAAGAACTAGCTAAAGCCGCTAAAATGATGGAGGGTGGCGAAGCAAAGCCCAAAAAAATGAGAGGCGGCGGCATGGCTGCAAAGAAAATGCGTGGTGGTGGTATGGCTAAAAAAGGTTTTGCCAAAGGTGGTGCCGCTATGAAGAAAAAGGGTTTTGCCAAAGGCGGAGCTGCTGGTATGAAGAAAAAGGGTTTTGCTAAAGGTGGTCGTGTATAAGTGCCCTATTTGCAAAGTAACATCCCTCATTTTAAATGTTGGGTGAGAAAAGAGTACACACACAACCACGAAAAATACCACGGAGAATTTTTACACGCTATGGCTATAGCAGTCACAACTGTACCTGATAGGTGTTTGAGTTTTCAAGTTATATTTACAGGTTGTGAGTCAGATTTTGATGAAAGTCAAAACGTGAACGGTGGTGCTATGTGGGCTAGAATGCCAATTACAGCTTTAGTTGCAGACACCCCTCTAAAAGAATGGCCAGAGCCTATGCTTGTTCATTTAGTTCAACCTTGGGATTGTAGCTCACATTATCACTCAATAATTAAAATGGATAGAGTAAGTTCAAGTCCTTGGAAATGTAAGATTGATGGTAAATTTTACACAGGAAAATATCTTTTTACTGTAGATTATACAGAATCTGATATAGCTGACGACCCCGCACAACATAAACAAAGTCATGTTATTGAATTAACTGATGCTGGTAAATGGACTGGAAATATAGTAGCATTACCTAATAATAGAGTTCGTGCAACAAGTCCTGCCTTGTGGGAAACTGGTGATGGTGCACCTGATTTTAAACCAAGTCAGTGGATTCATAACGCAGAGTGTGATAATAGTTATATGGACCCTAGTGTTACGTTTGATAATTTATATAAGGATTAAAACATGGCAACATCAAGCTCAACAAACTTCGAATTAGATGTAGCTGAGTATATTGAGGAAGCTTTTGAAAGATGTGGATTAGAAGCTAAGACAGGCTACGATTTGCAAACTGCAAGGCGTTCTATCAATATCATGTTGGCAGATTGGGCAAATCGTGGACTTAACCAGTGGACAATTGAGCAGAGGACACAGGCTCTTACAGCAGATGATTCTGAATATAGTCTTGGAACTGACTTAATAGATATATTGTCTTTAGTTGTAAGGCGTAGTGGCACAGATTTTACGATGACAAGAATTAGTCGTGATGCTTTTTTAAACTTACCAAACAAAACCTCAACTGGAAGACCTACGCAATATTTTTTAGATAGGCAAATTACGCCTAATCTTAAGTTGTTTCCTACACCTGAAAACAGCACAGATGTAATTGTTTATGATGCACTAACACGAATACAAGATGCCGATACACAAGTAAACACAATGGAAATACCATTTAGATTTTTTCCGTGTTTTACCGCTGGTTTGGCTTATTATATAGCTATGAAAAGAGCACCAGATAGGATTCAGTTGTTAAAAACTGTCTATGAAGAAGAGTTTGATAGAGCAATGGCTGAAGATAGAGATAGATCTGCGTTCAATGTAGTGCCAAAATTAGATTATTATAAGGTAGGTTGATGGCTTTTGCTAGTGGAAAATATGCTTATAGAATATCTGATAGGTCTGGTTTTAGATATAAAATCAAAGACACTCGAAAAGAGTGGAATGGATCTATTGTTGGTAAAGATGAGTACGAAGAAAAACATTCACAACTAGAGCCTGCAAACGTAAGAGCTGATAATGAGGCAATAAGAGATGCTAGGCCTGACAGAACTGAAACATCAGTGCCTAATTTGTTGCCATTAAACGCATTTTCTACGACTGTTAGTTCAGCAACAATCACAGTTAATGAGCCAAATCATGGCAGATCAACAAGCGATACAGTTAGATTTAGAGATGCAATTAGTGTTGGAGGTATAGCTGCAACAACAATTAACTCTGCTTCTGGATTTACAATCACAAATATAGATACGAACAATTATTCGTTTTCATCAGGAGTAACCGCAACAATCACTCAGAAAGGTGGTGGAGGACTTGCTAGTGCAGGACCAACATCAATAACAAGCTAATGAGCTTTACACTTGCAACACTTAAAACAGCTATTAAAGATTATACAGATAACAGTGAAACTAGTTTTGAAAATAATCTATCAAATTTCATAAAAGCTGCTGAAGAAAAAATATTTAAAGGTATTGACTTAGATATTTTTAGAAAAAATGTAACAAGTGCATTTACGTCATCAGATGCTTTTTTAACAGTGCCAAGTGATTATCTAGCATCTTTTTCTTTGCAAATAACTACATCTGGATCTGAAAGTTTTTTATTACAAAAAGATGTTAATTACTTAAGAGAATATACACCCGCATCATCCACAACTGGATTACCAAAATATTATGCTAGATTTGATACAAATAACTTTATTGTAGCCCCAACTCCCGACAGTAACTATACACTTGAATTACATTATTATTATAGGCCCACAAGTATTACTGCTGGTGCAGATGATGGAACAACATGGCTAAGTACGAATGCACCTTTTGCTTTACTTTACGGATCGTTAATAGAAGCTTATTATTATATGAAAGGTGAGCCTGATGTAATTGCACAGTATGAAAAAAATTATGTTTTTTATTTACAAAGACTTAAAGATTTAGCAGAAGCAAGAGAAAACGAGGATGCTTACAGACAAGGACTACCGAGAGCACAAAGGACATAGGAGTAGAAAATGGCAACAGCAAATGCAGCAACCACCTTTTTAGAAAATAGACTTTTAAGTCTTATTTTTAAAAAT